AAGAACAAAGAATTTGAATCAAAACTATAAACTATGTGGAGTATGTTGGCTTGAAACAGGAAACCCAGAGTGTAGAGGTGGACCCGATGGACCCAGAGGAACTGGCGAAGTGGGTGAACGACAACTTACCCTATTTGGAAGGGACGGAGCAGAGGGCGATAGGGACTCTAGCAATGATGGTGAGGGATTACTCAGACTTCATGGAGGAGAATAATACAGTAGATGAGTTGTTCAGTATGTTCATCTCTATGAGGTACAAAGAGGTAATGGATAAGGAGCTACATTAAGGTGAGGTCAGTACGGCACCCAAAGGCGAGGGTGGAGGAAACCCAGGATGCCGCACTGCCTCAAAACTAATCTTGTCTTTCTAGGAACTCTTCTGCCCCGCCGCCAAACAGGTTGTAATACCAGCGACCAATGATAGGAGTTCCTCTTAAAGTCTTAGCAACATTAACGTCTTCACCTTCAGACATTGCTGTCATTGCTGAGAAAACATCTTTTCCTATGTTCCCAAAGACACTTATTGGTGGGGCTATAGAGTCGCTTATTAGCCCAGCAATATCGCCATTCTTTAAGTTCTTGTCTACGCTATATCTGGAGGTCATGAACGTAGCAAGTAAATAGTTAGAGAAATTATCTGGAACTCTCTCTATTTGAAACTCTCTGCCTTGCATCCAGTTCTTTGTTTCTTGGACAGTAGCGTTACCAAGCCCAACTATTGCAGCATAGGCCAGCGCATTCTTACCAGCAGTTGCGTAGTTGCCCTGTTGATACTGTTTGCCAATAGTATTGTGTAGTAGCTCAAGCTGCTTCAATCCAAAAGATTTCAAAGAATAGAATATTCTTCCGTTTGGAGCTTGAAGATACTTCAAAGGCATATCAGAAAGTGTTACTGGCTGAGAGCCTGTTAGCTCTGTAAACAATAATAACTTGGCGTTTTCTGAAACCTTCCCCTCAGACAAGTCATTGACTAAGCTGTCAAAGTCTTTGCCAAACATCCCGCCCCACTCTTCTTTTAACTTCTGCCTTCCTTTTTCGGATTTAGCTAAAGCTGTGTTCTTTCTCCAAGCAGACTGTAGTAAGGAGTTCTTACCAAACCTATCAACCGCTCTGAATCCAGACCACTTAAATACAAAATCAAGAGTCCCTCCCAATGCGGATACATTGTGGAAGTCCTGAGAGATATGATTCTCTAAATTAAAGTCTGCTAAGTTGGTTACGTTCTTTCCAGTTATGGTATCAAGAACACCCTTGAAAGCGTTTCTTCCGCCATATCTGTAGGCGTTAACAAACAAATCACCCAACTGTGTTGCGGCTGATATGGGATTACCAAGTAATAACAGGTTTGATACTGACCTCATCTGCTGCAAGAACTTGGCTGGAGATTGCTCACCCGCTCCAAACCTAGCATTCAGAAGAGTCTTAACTTCTTCTGCGCCTTTCTCTGTAAGGATTAAATCATCCTGCAAACCTTTAACATAAGCACCTATGCTTGACTGAAAGTTAAGTTCACCGCTTTTGTTCTTTGGAAGAACCCCGCCTTTGTCAAAAAACTTATATTTCTCAACGTGGTCTACAGCCTTATCTATGTAGTTAACAAGAGAATCAGTAGCACTGTTGCTGTAATACTTCATCAACTCGTCATCTACGGTATCAATCCTTCTTGTCTTAAATGCTCCAGGCTTTCCCTTTGGAAGATACTTATTACTGCCAGCAAGATAATGCTCTACTACGTTTTGCTTTTGAGCCTCAGTTAACTCTGAAACTTCCTTGCCAAGAGTTTGGGCTTTCTTTGCGTACATACCTTTAAGTAGTGCGTTGTCTTCTTGCAGGCCAAAGTATCTTCTTATTCCCGCCGCATCCAAAACTCTTCTTGAGAAGTATTCTCTCTCGCTTAAATAAGGTACGTCATACCCAACAGCAGCTTGCGTGTAGTCGTGAACATCCCTTAAAACCATCTTTACATCTTCAAGGGTTTCGTTGACTGTGCTTGTGTATTTACTGCCATCAGCCGCCGTAACGGTTACTCTTTCTATCCCGTTATCAAGTGCTAACTGTTCAGCCCCTTTATAATCTCCGTTATAAAGACGCTTAGTAAATTCTGTTCTTGCTGCTCTTGGAAGGTTTCTTTCTAGTTCAGCAAAGTTAGCAATTCTATTTGTAAACTCTGCTGATTTTGTCTTTAAGTCAAACTCTAGTTTTTTAACTCTTCCCCATAGCCCTTCGTCTAAGTTTTTAAGACGCTGCGACATGGTTGCAACAAAGTCATTATACAAGCTAGACATAGAGCCTCTGTTCTTTTCAAAGGCATTCTTTAGTTCATATACCGCTTTATTTAATTCGCTCTCAGGAATGTCTATTGTTTCACTAGCTTCGCCAATGGCTTTAATTACTTTGCTTGACTTCAATCCAAGTCTTTCTGTAGCTGCGAGAAGAAGGTTGCTATCATTTATCCCTTCTTCCTGAAGCTGCATTATCTTGCTGTTAAGATTATCAACTATTTGGTTTGCGCTTCTCTGTCTTGCTGGCTCTGTCACAGAGTTAACAGAAGACCTTAAAGCATTATAGGCAGGCTTAATAGAACGAACGACTTTATCTACAGCAGGAGCTAGAACAGCACCACCAGCAGCAGTAGCGGCAGTCATTAATGGGTCTATCTTTCCCTCTTCAGCTAGTCCTCTAGTAGCCTCAAAACCCCCACCAACTAAACCGCCAATAGCAGCCATAGCTTTAGGTGTTTTTCCTACAGGCAATAAAGTAGTTGGGTCAACCAATGCTTTTAGAAATGCGCCAGAAAACCCAGCAAAGCCAGTGCCTTCTTGTTGAGCAAGCTGACTTAGGACTGGATACTCTTGCCTTTCTTTCTCAGCCCTTACCTGTTGTATTCTTTCTCGCCTTTCGTTAACAGATAAATCAAGAAAGTCATCACCATATAATTCTGTTGGAGATGCGTAGAAACCATGACCAGTCTCTCCAGCAAATATATTCCCAACAGGAAGCATTGCTTCTAACAAAATGCCAGCATTTTCAGTAAATGTTTCTGACCTGTCCCACTCATATCTAAACCTTTCTATAGCAGAAAAGTCATCAATGGTTTTCTCTCTTCTTTGGAACTCAATGCCTGCGGGGTCAACGCTTTTAGATAGCTCATAGGCTTCAGCAACCTTGGCAAACTCTGGAGTCCCACGTTTGTCTTGGTTGTTTACTATCCACTCAGCATAGGCTTTAGCATCTGCCATCTTAAAGTCTCTTATCTACTTGCGATTAGCTCTAAAGGATTTTCGTAGTAATTAATGGTGTCTCTTAAAGATTTAATTTGAGATTCAAGTTGTGCAATAAACTGCTCATCACCAAACCCAGGAAAATCTTTCATTTTGTTTTGAGACTCTAATGCTGTTTCTAGTCTTTCTAATTCTGCTTTTCTTACATTAAGAATGTTACTCACAGAACTCTCAATAGTTTCAGGCTTTGCGTTCATTCTCTGATTGAAAGAAATCATTCTTTCTATTTGGTCATCCATCCCAACTGGCCGCTCTTCAGAAGGAGCATCCTGAACACCCACCATCCTAAAGTTAGGGTCTGAAGTTGTTAAACTTAAAGTCTGACCTCCAAGTATTGCATCAGCCTCAGAAAAAACTGAAGTCTCATCTTGTGTTCCAGTTTCTCCCTGATAGTCTCCTACTGATACTCTACCCGCCCGTATCATTTCTTTACCATTTGGAGATTGATAAGTATCTTTAATAGCCTCAATGGCTTGCTGTCTATTTAATTTATAAGTTTGCTCCAATTGATTTATCATGCTTGCAAGCGAGCTTTCAGTTGATACGCCTCTTGGAGTAAGCCAGCCGCCAGGCTCTACTATCTTGCTAAGAATTGGGTCTTCATTGATTTCGTCAATTAACCTTTCTTCTTGCTCATTAGTAAGACGTTTAACTACACCTTGGTCTGGGTGTGGAAACTCACTTCTAACTGTATTTGAGTTTAAGTCAATTGCCTGTATTACCCTTTGTCCTGTTGCATCAAGAGTATCAACAAGCCTTATATCTGTATCTGGTACTAATGATTCCGCTGCTGCACTTAAAATGCTACCAGAAACATTTGAGCCTTTAAGTAATGGCTGAAAAGGACTTTCAGCAGGAAGTGCTTCAGATAGTTCTTCTGCTCTTTGTTGATTGGCTCGTCTATCCTCAAGACCTTGCTCAAATGCAGTTTCTTCTCTTTCTCGTCTTTTTGCTGAGTCATACATACTTTGTATAAAAGTTGCTTGAGACCTAGCTCCTGCTTGCTCAGATAATTCTAGCTGCCTTTCTGCTCTAATATCTGCCGCTTCTTGTCTTGCTTTTTGTCTTGCCGCTTCACTTAAATCTCTTTGTTCTTCAATGGCAGCCTGTCTCAGTGTTAACGCTTGAGTAGGGGCGTACTCCTGAATAGCTTTAGAAAGATTAATCATTCCAGCAGGAGTAGAAGCGTCAGCAGTTTTAATAATATCTGCTAACTTTTCAGACTCAGTCCTAACGTCTAGGCCCAACATCCCACCAACACCCCTGCGGAGTGCTTCTTGTCTTTGGGGCATTTGCATAGCTAAAGCAGATACTAGAGGAGCCTGAGTCCTAGCAAGTCCTGTAAGACCACCAGTTAACTCACGCCCTTTGAGTATCCCTTCGGTCAGCATACGCTGTTGACGTTGAGCAGGAGTCTCAATAATGTCGCTAAATAAAGATTGTATGTTAATAGGCATTACTAGCTCCGTTAGTTAGGGTTATAGCTTATTTCGCCAGTAACAGGATTATATTCAATTCCTGTATTACCTAATGCAAAATTACCTGACTGAGTTTGCTGGGCAGTTTGAGTTGTAGAACCACCTGACCTTTCAGCACTCAACAAATCAAACAGACCTTGATACTGCTGCTGTCTAAGGGCGTTTTTAAGAGCTTCAAATCCCAACTGGGATTCTATTGCAGATTCTGCCAAACCAGCCCCTAAACCTAGCCCAGTAGACTGCAAAGTAGCTGCTAGGCGTGAAGCCTCCAGTTGTGGAGTTAACGTCCTTAGTAACTCTTGCTGAGGGGTGTAAGCCGTAGGTATAGCTGATAATCCAAGCTGACCCAATAGGCCCATTCTACCTCTAAACTCACCCAAACCCTGTAGGGTCTGTTGAGATTGTAGGGCTTGCTCAGCACGAGCCTGTTCCATAGCAGATACGGCAGACCTAGCGCGTTGCTCTTCTATGGCTTTATTTAAAGCTAGTTCTTCAGGAGTACCACCAAACATAGAGGTACGGACACCACCCCTACCCTGACCTAAGAGTCTTTCTTCTAATTGAAGTCTGGCTCTTTCTCTTTCAGGAGCCTGTACAGCTTCTAGTCTACCAAATATATCTGCTTCTCTCGTTGCTCTAGCAGCAGGGTCTTGAGTCAACATACCAATAATATTAGTCTGCTCCTCACCCCTAGCCATAGGGTCGCCCAAGAAATCAAAAGCACCCTGACCAAATCCAGTCAAAGACCTTTGTAATGCAGCTTCTTCCGGGCTTAGAGCTAACTCAGTGCCTGTTTGGGATATAGTAGCAGCAGAAGGCTGACCAAATACATTCGTTCCCGTGACAGTAAATGGTTTGAACTGAGACTGTCTTCCTACCTCACCCAATAAGCCGCCTTCATAAGTGGGTAAATCGGTAGCGCCACCAAAGAATATGTTAGCTTCTTGACGGGCTTGGCCTATGTCTTTAATAGCTTTATCAGTCAGCATACCCTGACCTAAAGCACCTATAAGACCTGCTCCAGGACTACCAAAAAAACCACCACCGCCTTGACCAAAACCAAATAAATTTGCTGCTCCAGCACCAAGGTCTTTATAGTCAACAACGCCGTCTTTGTTTACGTCAAAAATTGACATTAGTAAGTCCCTCCATCAATAGTGCCAGTAAATGTTCCTGACACTGTGAGGTTTGCGGCAGTTGTAGTCCCCGTAAATGTCGGGGCAGCTAAATTAGCCTTAGTAGCTACCGCAGTTGCTATGTTATCAAATTCGGTGTTCACTTCTGTTCCCTTCACCACCTTAGCAGGATTTCCTGACACCAGGGCATCCTTGGCGGCAAAGTTAGTTGTCTTTGTATAGTCAGTCATTAGACAATCCTTCCAAGTAGTGCATGAATATTAAATTGTTGTATAGCTATAGACTTACCATCTACTGTAGTCTCCACTCCTACGGATACGACAGCACCAGAACCAGAAGTATTTATCTTCTGTCTGTTAATTAGGCTTAATGAAGAGGAATACTCAGCTTCAGTGTTGTATTCAGAGATATTGTATTGAGCAGCGTTATTAGCAGGTAAGACATACGCTTGTTTTTTATAAGCATTGGAATAATCGTAGGCCCAGTTCAGTACAACTGTAGCCTCCGCTCCATCAAAGGTAGTTAAGTTAACTTTCTTTAGAAATTTAAGTACGGAGCTATCCCCAAATGCTAGGGGATGTGAGAAGTAACTTAGCTGATAGGAGCTTGTCCCGTCTGTATAACTATCATACTCGGCGATGCCAGTTGCGTTCCCAAGGTAAATAGTGTCATCCACCAGATTAGTAAAACGCAGTGGTGCCATGCTAGACCAAGTGGTTGCTCTGTATGAACCATCTTGGAGAGGAAATCTCGTATCAAAGACATACACCGTCTGAAGGACGGGAAAGTTAACCAAGACAAAGGCTTCTTTAGGAGAGTAATGTAGAGAGATGTTACCTGTTTCACTAGCTACCAGATTTTTAATGTCATTGTTGACGTTCTTAGATATGTCCCCAATAGGTGAGGACTTTTCTTGAATTGTTCTTGCCAGACTTCTTACGCCTGAACGGTCTAAAAAGATTAAATCCTTACCCGTAGATACAACTGCGTCCCTAGATACACATCCTATATTAGATATGGTGTCTGAAAGAGTCATAGAAGCAGGACTATCAGCACCTTCATAGATAACTATTGAGTCCTTACCAAAGATAACTAAGAACCCGTTATGAGCAGCTAGGGCGACAATCTCATCATAGCCATTGGGCCATACCTTAGATATGTCTATAGAACCTGTAGACCCACCGCTCCACGCATGACCGCTTAAAAGGTCGCTCCAATATATAGTAGACTTGTCTGTTGCAAAGTCAGCAACAAACAACCTACCAAATGCAGCTAGAACCTCATTAGCTTGAGGTGGAGTGCCCGTAGCATGAGCATGGGTAGACATCTTCTCAACGTCAGCAACAGAGTTTGTATATAACAATGGCTCATGCGCTCTTTGAAAAAAGTAAGCATGGTCTACAAAGTTAACCATCTTCCAGTTGTTAGCGCTGATTGTATAACTACCAGGAGTATCGTCAGTTAAAGTAGAAGTGCCGTGGAATATTTTGTTATTGCCTGCGGAGAATATCTTAGTGTTACCACCTGAATCCCTATACTGGTGTATAGCTTCTATACCAGCAGAACTCCCTAATACAGCAGGGCCATTGGTAGACACCATTTCATAACCTTTACGCGCAGCTACTCGCCCCTCTTTGTCAATAATGCAGTTATCTGCAACTGACGCAAAGGTAGGGTCTTGGGCTAACGGGGCATCTTGGGTATTAACACCCGCAAAGCCTGGAGCCGTAATAGTTATGCTTTGTAGTTTCTGGGCCATTATCGTACCTGAAAGGTTAACTCAGAAGGGTATCTGTTAGCGTCAAATGCAATAGCGTCAGATAAAGCAGTAGAGGCTACAGCAAATTGTTCTGCTGCACTTTGACCACCTGTCTCACCCCTTTCCCTTAAAGCCATAGCGTAAGTTAATTGAATCACAGGGTTAGTGGGTACTGACAAACTATCTGAGTCACTGGATAAATCAGCTTGGGGTTTAACAACGTCAAACCTTAAAGCATATACAGCTTCGGGTTTTGGATAGACTTGGACTTGTAAATCCCTATTAGAATCCGTACCTACAAATGTGTAGTAATCAGGCGAACCTGATTGGGGAGAAGTGTTATAGGTTACGTTGTTAAAGTATTCCTTACTTCTGAGGTGCATAAACCTTTTAGACGTAGTGTTCATTACGTCCTTAATTACAGCCAAGTCACCACTACCTGTAAGCGAATAGGTATCCGTCCCACTTACAGTATTAACAGTTATAGAATCTCTAAGAGCAGTCCAGTCAAA